GTGTCACCCGTCGCCAGTGCAAATGAGAGCTTCACATAATCCGCGTTCATCAACTCGGCTACATGCTCGCACCCTTCGGTCTCAGGGACCGAAAGCAAGGTATTGCCCGCTATGTCATAAATGTTAAGCATCCGGCGTTCTGTTTACTGGATTTGGTTCATTAAAGACTACCGCCACCTTCCCTGCGTAAGTCATACTCGAAAGTGCAGTCGACCGAAGGTATAAGAGGTTATAGGTCATCTTATTCCTGACCGATCTGATGGTTAATGCACCTGCGTACAGCTGTGACATAAATTGATTGTACCTTGTCACGAAAGAGGTGCCATTCCCGGCAAAACAGAAGACCAGCGTCACATCCCTCTCATCCCTTTTAGGAGCCGTCGCAATCACTGACTTACCGTCCTGGGCCCTTGACTTGTTCTCAATGTATTCCTTCAACGGGACAGCCATAAGCAGCTTGTCCTCGCTTCCATCTTCAAGGAATACGCCCCACGTGGTCCACGCATCATATCCGTTGATATACAACATCCCCGTCATAATCCTCTCGTGTTTTCTTCGATTTTTGCAAGCCGGTCATCAACAGAATGCAACTTACTGGTGTTTCTCTCGATCTTCGCCAGGTAATCAATGCCCGAAAGAGAGATATCACGGATCTCCATGAGCTTGTCAACCGCCAATTGATTTGTCAGCTTCATGCTTGCTATATCTGCCTGAATAACCCTGCTACTGGCCGACACCTCTGCTCCATACATCTGCAGGGCTGTAAACCGGCCATTCAGCTCACTCGCTGTATCCTGTGACATTGTTTCGAAACCTCTCCTACTTGCCTCCTGCTCCTTCACATCGGCGAATATGTCGCTATAGGTCATAAGCGCCTCGTCAATCTGATCCGCGATTTGCTTGGCCTCGTCCTGAAACTGGTTCAACTGGTCATTGAATGTTCCTTCTTCGACTGAAGCCTGAATCCTGTCCGTCAAGTCTCTCAGCTTACTGTCGAAAAGATTTACCATCAGCGAATTCATGACAGCATCTCTGAACACCTTTCTCATGTACTCAGCGGTTTCACCGGCTTCCACCCTGCCATCCTCCATGAATGCCATGAACGAATCACGCATGCTGTCAAAGGTCAGGCCTGATAAGGCTTCCTGAAAACGTTCAGCGTTCTCTGAAAGCATCTCATCAATATCAACACCCTCCTCTCTTAGAGCCCTTAACCCTTCAAACAGTTTCTGGGCCTTCTCATCCAGCCTTCCTTCCATGTATAGCGCTTCGATCTGCTCATAGGTCTTGCCGGCCAGCGATCCGTAATTTGTCTCTATTCGTGGCTTCTTGAATAAACCTCCGCTAATGTTTGTCTGTCCTGCAACATAGGTCAACTGCTGTAACTGTCTCAGCATTTTGTCATAATCAGACTGGCTTGCAGCCCTCTGCTTTTCAAGCTCCTTTGAGATTCTCTGGTAATACCCCAGGGTCGTTTCACCAATCTGTTGCTCTATTCTTAACCTCTCACGAATAAGCATTTGGTATTTCAACTCCCCGGCTCTCGCTTCGTCCCAAAATTCACGCATTTCTTCCTTGATCTTCTCATTCTCCTCTCTTATCCTCTTGAAAATGCCAACAATCTTTGTCAGCCCCTTGACCGCGCTTGCAATACCACCAAGTATGTCCCCGGATGCGAACTTCGCTGCAGATTTTGCAAGATCACCAAACCCTCCAATCAAATCAGAGATATTCTGTGACGCATACTCGGCATTCTCACCGAGCATTGAACCAATCCCCTCTCCAATGGTCTGAAGATCTCCAGTGATCTTTTCTACTGCCCTCTCGATGTCTTTTGTGGCTCCAACCAGCTTGTCCTTGTCGTCACCATCAATAGTATCCATCATGTCCTTCCAGGCATCTTTCAATGCCTTGAACGGGTTTCGTGTATTGAGTTCTGCCCTCAGCCTCTCTATTGCTGCCTGGTAAGCCTTTATATCCTCAGGATTCCATGCTGTTGTATTGACCTTTTCAGCTTCCTCAAGGATCTTTCTCAGAGTTGCTGTTCCAACCCTTTCGAGATCAGTAAACATCTTCTCATACAGATCTCCCTCCTTGAATTCTCCGAAGTCCAGATCAGCAAGCGACTCATTCATCTGTCTCTTGACCTCTTCAATAGCCTTGTCAACTGCCGCTGCGTTTTCTTCAGTCCTCGACTCCTGAAGCGATCTTAGATCATCGTTATACTTGCGTTCAAGCTCTGTGCGTTGTGCTGTATAGTCAGCATATTTTGTCAGCAGCACCTGGACTAAATCGTCCTCTGCCTTCAGTTTTGCATCATTGGCCCTTCTGTCCCTTTCTGCAATCTGTTCCTGTTGATTCTGAGCCAGGTCTGTTACTTTTGTGGTCGAAGGCGTAAACCTCATTCCCTTCTCCTTCCAGTCAGGGTACTTTGACTCCCATTCCTTCCTCTCGATATCCTGCTGCGACTTCACCATCTGTTCAGCAAGACGCCGGTTCTCTGTCATGGTCTTCTGGTAGTTCAACTCTATTTGAGCCCTATCTCTGTCAAATCCGTCCTTCATGGCGTCAACCTTGGCTTGCCATATCTCGTACTGAGCATCAATTTCAGCCTCCCTCAGACGGTTCTTGGCCTCCTGAATATCTGCCAACCGGTCTGCAACCTCCTGCTTTGAAATTTTGTCTCCCGTTCCACCCTTCTGCACGGCATACTTGTCAATCTCCGCCTGTGCCTCGATTATCTGCTTCTGGTACTCCTTCCATTCGTCTGTACCCTGTTTCAGTGATTCGAGCGCGTCCAGAGCCGCCTGAGCGTCCTCCTTCTGCTTCTCCCAGTATGCCTTATTTCTTAATTCCTCAGCAGCTCCTTCGCCCGGGCCTGCTCCATCCGTCTTCCCTGATCCGAAAACGCCAAACATTGTCCTGGCCTTATTTTCGGCTTCTTCCGTGGCCTTGATAGCCTCTTGGATATTGTCGATGAATCGCTTTATTGACGGAATGTCATTTGACTCATTCTCGTAATTATGAATGATATCCTGTATCTGAAGGGACGTTTTATTGCCCTCCAGAATAGCAGCCTTGACCATAGAATAATACTTACCACCCAGCCCGGTCCCAAACTTCTTCGTCAACTTCTCATAGATCTCGTTCAGATTGTCCGACATTACATCCTCCAGGGCCGTTGTCTGCTCATCCATGAACTTGGTGAACTGCCTTGCATTGAATGAATCCTGAATACTTTGGGTAAGGGATTGATATTTAGTGTCCAGAAGTCCGACCTGTTCTATCTCGTCAGAGAGAGTTTTATCGTATTTGCCGTAATTCTTGACTATCTGGTCCTTGATCGTCTCATACTCTTCAGTGCCCTTCTTTGCGGCCTCGAGTTCAGACTTTAACCGGGCAAGCTCTCTCTGCTCTGAAAGGGCTCCCTTTTCGGACTCTTTCATTGCATCCTTCATGCGATCCGTGGCCTTCTCCAGTTCATTCTTCGAAGTAGCTACCTTGTATATCGCATAGGCAATTCCGGCAATAGCTGAGGCAACCAGCATGTAGGGATTTGCAAGCATGGCTGCCTTGGCCGCTTTGAGCGATTTAACAAGCGACTGCTGTGCAAGGGCAAACAGCTTTGTTCTCGCTGCTGCTGCAGCTTCAGCATTACTGAGGGTAATTGAGGCTGCGGCCGCCAGTCTCTTCTCCAGTACTGCCTGACGCAACACCTGGCGGTGCAATCTCTGAACGGCCATTAAAACAAGCAGGGTCGCCCGGTAAGTGCCATAAATTGCGATCAGCTCACCTATGGTCCTTCCGACTTCCTCATAATTTTCGGCGAGATCTATTCCACCCTGTAAAACCTTCTGTATAGCCGGCTCCAGCTTCTTGCCAAGGTCGTTTGCGGCCATGTCAATAGCATCTCCCAGGTTCGACTTCAGCCCCACGATGCTTTGAGCCTGCTTCTCCATGAGGTTATTGAACTTGCCTCCCTCGGCAGTCATGTTCTGGAAAGCCTTCTGCACATCTGCAAAACTCACCTTGCCGGCTGTAACCATATCCTGCAACTGCTTGACGGTAACATTGAGGACCTTCGAAAGCTCTTCGTAAATCGGAATACCCCTGCCGGCAAACTGGCGGATATCAACGGTCATTACCCTTCCACTGGCCCGAAGGGTACCGTACAGGTAAGTAAGGTCATTCAGAGGCGCTCCAACGCCCGAAGCAATATCCCCGAGCATGAGCAACTCATCATTGACCTTCTCCAATTCAAACCCGTATGCCAGTAATTGCTTTGCTCCTGTGGCCACCCCTGTAAGATCAAACGGGGTCCTGGCCGCTGTTCTGGTAAGCTGGTTCATCAGCCCCATTGCTTTCTCTTCACTCCCGAGCATAGTAGAGAAGGCAATTTCAAGCTGTTGGAACTCTCCGCGGATCTTCGCAACCTGATCTACAAATCCCTTCGCTGCAGCTATCGTAAGTAATCCACCGATTGCCTTTGCAGCCATGCTGAACGATTTGTCAATTCCCTTACTGGCGACGCCGGCCTCTGCGTCAATGCGGTGAAAATCATTGACTACAGTCTGTGCCTCCTTCTGAAATTGTGAAGTGTCCAGACCTATTCCATACCATTCTTTGCCGCCTGAGTTATTCATTACCGGAAAGGGATTTTGCTTTTTTAAGAAACTTCCCGAAGCTCATTTTCTCCGGTACTTTCTCCTTTTTCACCTTCTTTTTGTCATCCTTTGAATCATAATCCGTCGAAGGGATTACTGCATTCAACATGATGACATTCACAAAACTCAACTCGTAAAGCACGTACTCATAGTCGAGCCCGTACCATTTAACTATGCTTGCGATTGTGGCCCAGATGCTGTCGTTTCTGCTTCCCTCGTCGGCTTTGTGATCCCGACTTCCAATAGGAAAGCAGTAAGCCCGAAAAAACTGCCGACCTCCTGGTGCTGCAATAATCTTGTAAGGAGTTCCCTGATTTCATTTGGCGAAGCTGATCTGTAAATATGATCTGCTATCTTCCTCAACCTGATTTCGTCCTTGATGCTTCTCAGGCCCGGTCTTTTCTCCCCAACAATAAGTGTCGCCATGATTCTGGCAACCGGCTTCGCAACATCCTTTGCAATTCTCAGTGATTCCGAGAGAACCTTGTTTTCGTCAAGATCCTGCGCCGGCATTTCCGCGACGATTGCCGAGACCCTCGCAAGCGTGGCAATGGTCGGAGGTGCAACTGTATAAACTGCACCCCCGATTCTCATTACACCACCTTTCTGAAGCAAGGCGTCGGCAGCTTGTTTTGCTACCGGCTCCATACTACGATGCTGATACTGTTCCGAAGTTGAAGAAGTAGCCACCCTGTCCCTTCAGGACTGTTATTGTAAGCTCAACCGTCCATCCCTCTTTCTCGCTGAAAAGAGGCTTGGCGGCAATCTTACACTTGGGCGCTTCGAAGGTATCTGAACCTACGACTTTTGATGCGAACTTAACTGAGTAGTTCCCTGTTGTCACAAAGGACTCAACCCTTCCTGAGTTCGGTTCGCTTCCCATATCCCAGAACTGCTTTGCCTTAGTAATTCCAACGAGGGTCCCCTTAACTCTCAGCGAAGGCTCACTTCCCTGCTCGTCCACCAGGACGTGACCGGTACCAAAAAGCTGCATCATTTCTCCATCTTCAGTTTCTATCGCCAGAGAATCCTCCTTGATATAACCGAGCGAGACCAGCGGCGTTCCCATGGCGTCATTTTCGCCTGTTGCTGCCACCGACATTTCAATTTCACCCCATGCTGTAGGCATTTCTTTGTATTTTTAAACTGTTAGATATTCAAATTTCAATCTCAGATTGACGAAGTGCTGATTGATTTCAGGCTCCTCAAATGTTTGTATCATGTCTCCATCCGGAAGAAACTTATATCCGGATCTGCTCAACGCAAGGTTTGACGTCATTATTAACTTCTTGAACACATTCAGTTCGTTCGCAATAACGGCACACCTCGCAGTATTCTTTACAAGCCTTTTCCCCGCTGAAAGGATATCAGGAACGTAAGCGTTGATATTCACAATACCCACCTGCTTCTGACCATCCAATCCCGTGAGAAACGAAACCACTATGTCCTCTGCTTTTGAATTGAAAGGACGTTGGCCGCTTGCATAAACTCCCCCGGTAATGGTAGTGTCCAATGTACCTGCATTGATAAGGGCTATCACGTCGGCTTCAACATTTTCTGCTACTTTTCTCATGCTGCTTTGAGATTGAATCCTAATTGCTTCATGATCCTTGGCACCAGAATTTCTGCCTGAAGCTCTGATCCCGATATCACATCATATGATCTGGCTTCGACATATGCCGCATAATCCATCCCGGCAACAACTATCAGGACAATTCCTGTGCTGTTCTTTGAAATGAGTTCGTTAATGAACTCCTTTCCGGATTTCACCCCTTCTGCACCCTCCCGAACCTGTTCAAATCCTTTCTCCGCAATGATCTTCCCGTTGTCCAGGACAGCATACCCTACTGAGCTTCTCAGGTTGCCAGTCTGATCCAAATAACTGCCGTGTGTCCGGGCGTAATTCACGCACTCTTCTCCAACTCGCATCATGGCCCTGTGGATCACTTGCTTCGCTTCGCGGATCTTTTGCAAGACTGCCGTATTAACGGCTCCCCTTGGTGTCAGCTTCCTGATTCCCATTACAGGACTATTTTCACTCGCTGGATATCTTCGAGACGCTCTATGCTGATTACCTCTTTCTCACATACCACGTCTCCGCGGCTGTCTTTCAACAGCATGTATGATCCGTCAAACTCCATGGAGTCCGTCGTTACAACATACGATGCCTGCTGAAACTCTCCATCAGCATATCTCCCCCGGTTACTTAGCTCAATGGCTTTGTACTGGCACTCAACCGCAGTTCCCCAATCATAGGTAACAGGGATAGGCTGACCCGTTTCCGGGTCATTGCCTCCCCCTAATTGTACCTTGGCTGCGATTGTCCCTAACATGACATATCTTTAAGGAACGTTATCGTCGCTTCTTTGACATAGCTGCTTGCCCCCAGGCCGGCCTCATTACACAATCGCTTGAGCAACATGGTCGCGGCCTCCTTGTCAAAGGTTTTACTCACCCCTCCCTCGGACACACTCCCCAATGAGATAATCTGCGACAGCAGCTCGATCTCAATGAGTAGCACCTTGGCCTCATCTGTGACTTCAGCGGAAGGCGCTAAGCTGTGCTTTTCGCACTTCCGTGTAATCATATTGGATGAAACCGGAAAGGGCTGTAAATCCTCTCGTATGGCTTGCAGATAGGTCATTAAGAGTCAGCTTTCTGAGTTACGTCAAGGATGAAAACGTCCTTGTTTCCGACGAATGCCGGGAACGCAAACATTTCGTATCCCACGTACCGGCCTCTGTCATTCCTCCACTGAGAAATGAGGTTGTCCTTGTATGAGGTGTACACCTTGTTCGGAATCGGGTCAACCGTTTCCAGAGGATCAGACACCTTCAGCACTGCAACCTTCGGGGCGCACTGTGAAACGATCCTTCCGTCCTTGAACAGAGATACAGCGGCACCTGTGTTCAGGATACCCTTCTCGTTCACAACCTCGATAGGAGCAAGTCCGACAGCGCTCAGGTAAGTATTGACAGCGTCAAGACCGAGTGTCGGGGTTGCCGTCCTCGTACTGATCCTGCCAAGGTTAAACTGCACCAGATCCTTCAGTTGCTTGGACTGAGTGATCAGAGAGGCGGTTGCCTTACTTACCCTGTGCTTGATTACCGACTTCCCGGCTGCATCAGCAATGTCTTCAGCGTACTGAAGGACACCGATTACGTCCATGGTAGTAGGGGTGTCAGTGCTCCACACCACGTCGGTTGCACGGAGAATGTTCTTGGTGATACCCACGCTGATAGCAGCTGACCACACAATACCGCCGGCATTGTTGGTTTTTGTCAGAGTGATCTGACCGTCTGACAGACCTTCCAGGTACTGAGCCCAGATACGTCTGTGAGGTGCTATCGCTGCGAGTTCGTAGGGATTGAACAGGTACTTCACGATCTTGGCATACTGCTCGCGCTTCTGCTCTTTCGTGAGGTTCACTGACCTTTCACGGAAACGGTTTTCCATGAAGTAGTAACGCTCCAGCCTGTCATTGTCGATCTGCCACTCGTCACCAATCCTGGCGAGAGTACCTGACAGTTCGCCTATTGACGGCATGTCACGCTTGGGCCTTTCGGCATTTTTGTCGATCACTGTACCGAGCATTGCTGCTGCGTGTTCTGCAGTTGCGGCGGCCCAGTTCTTGGATGCTTCGTACTCCACATCCATCTCCGCATCCCAGCCTACCTTGTAGGTGGACGTTTTCATGTTTTCATTGATGAAAGCATCAAACGCGCGGGGCTTCTGGATAAGTTCAAGTATTGATTCCATGTTCTTAGCCTATGAACTGCATGAATTTCAGTGCGGTTTTGATTGCGGTCGTGATTGCCTGGGGCAGCCTCGATACAACAATTCCTCTTGCCTCGTATATGACTGAACAGCTCGGCTGAGCGTCAAGGTCAATCTCCCTGTAGTTAAGCCCGTCAGGGTTAACTGCTACCTTACCGGTTGCACCGGCGGAATCATAAGTCTGCAGGATTGCTCCTGAGGCTGCTGTTCCGAGAGATTCGGCCACGATGTCAAAGCTGTCGTAGTCTTCTTCAGAGCTGTCTATGGCTCCTACAGTTACTGCGGCACTTCCGATGCCGATAACGTCTGTAGCAAGCAGCATAGACCCTTTTTCAATCCTGACTTCAGTTGACTCTGCTGTAATAGCAGCAGCCAGAACTGCAGTCTTCACAAGGGTTGCCTTCCGTTCGGTATGATCAACCTTCAGAAACACACCTTTCGGTAGCTTCAGCGTTCCCGAAGGAACGGTTGTCTTATCAAACAAAAAGCCGCCCTCGAATTCACGTGTGGTTTCAACATCCCACATGTGGGAATAGCTGTTACCACTCTGAGCGGTTTCTTTGTAGTCCATGACAATTAATTAATAATCAGTTTTTTGTCTCTTGCCTGTTGATCTCAGCCATCTCGCTCACGAACGCATCCTCTGACGTTTTCGCCGGATCTCCTGATCCCGGGGCCCTGAACTTACTCAGACCGGCATCTGCAAGCTCCTGCTTTATTGCTGTGACATCTGCCACAACTTCAGCCTTGTAAGCCTCGAAGTCTGCGTCATCCTTGAACGCCATGCGGTCAAAGTCTTTGAGTTTCGAAGCTTTGGTTTTCTCCGGGAGTTCTTTTACCAACTCCTCAAAAACCGTTCGCCTGCTCTTGGTGACATTTGCCTGCTCTATTGCTGCAAGTCGTTCCTCCTGTGCGGTACGGAACTTCTTAAACCATGCAGGCTCTTCGTCCTCTTCTCCGTTCTGATTTTCGCCCCCCTTCTTGCCCGGTTCGTGTGACCCGGCGGGTGGTTCCTGATGTCCCTCTTTCTTCTTAGCGTTCACTATCCGTGTGACCGCTGTCTGAGTGACCTTTAAATAAGGGATAGCCGCTTCGATTGCTGCGTCTATCTGCTCGTCTGTGGCATTTTCTGGCAGAGTAGCTTTGATCTGGTTTGCTACAGCCTCCAGTTCTTTGTCGTTGAACCCCAGAGATGCCGCTTTGGGTTTCAATTTCTGGATTACTTCCATCTGTTCTACGTTTTATGTTAAGTAAGAGCCCGTTAGCTTGGCCAACAGGCTCCCTACCATAACCTTAAACCGTATCAGGAACGATGACTGTGGCAAAGATGCACAAGCTCCTAACGACAAAATAAAAAAAGTATTGCCGATTAAGCAATACTTTCTCCAAATAAATAAAGCACTGGTTTACAGCATCCCTTCGTCTGCGAAGCTGTAATAGTCTCCGCTTTCCGTCAAAATTAAGTGATCCAAAAGCTGAATATCCATAATTGTTCCAGATTCTTTGATCTTTCTGGTCAATCTTACATCGGAGTCGCTCGGGTTGGTATTACCGGAAGGGTGATTGTGGGAAACGATCATACCTGATGCTCCGCACTTCAGGGCTGTTGCAAGGACCAGCCTCACATCAACAACGGTTCCGCTGATACCTCCCTGGGACACTTTCAGCCATCCGATTGAGTTATTCGACCTGTTCAGGTACAGAACAATGAAGCTCTCCATTATCTCCATGGAATCCGCGTCAAACATTAACTTCATGTAGTCAGCAGCATCCCTGCTTGACTTCAGCTGTACCTTCTTGATGTCACCTGACTTGTATTTCAGGGTGATCTCCGATATATGCGACTTGTACTCTTTCATACCGGTCTCCTTCTACAGTCCAAGCAATTCCTCAATATAGTCGGGTTCCAGGCCCAACTCGTCCATCATCACATCATCGATATCAAACGCATCGATCTCTCCGCTGTAAATCCTCTCGCGGATTTCTGCAATCTGTTCCTCGGCTTCCTTCTTGGAAATGCCGTCTCTCTTTACCAAAACGTCAACAATTTCGCTCATCTCAATACGGGTTTAAGGTTATTCTTCGGTTAGTTCATTGATCCATTCCTCGACTTCATCTGCCATTTCCTGCAGTCTGTCCGTCTTCTCCTGATACTCTTCGCCTTTCTCGGACTCCTGCCATTTCTCTGACCGGCTGTCATAGGTGTTGGTTCTCTCTTCGATTTTCTCCTGAAGGTGGCCCAACAGGTCTTCCATTTTTTTGATTGTCTCTTTCATCACGTTACATTTAAGGTTTATACTCAGTTAAACAATGCTACAAATCCATTCTTGCGGTTCGCCCACTTGGTCAAATCCATCAGGCGGAACGCCAGGTCAGTTTCATAAGCCACGTCATCTCCGTCACCGATAAACAGGCTCTTCTTCTCGAAATTCATGGTTCTGAACTTCAACTCTGAGGCTGCTGTCTCCTGGCCCTCAGATACCAGTTTGTTATAGATCTCGACTGCTTTCATGGCTCTCACGCTGGAAGTTCTCTCATGGCTTTTGCAAGTCCACATATTGTCCAGTTTGCCTGTGTCTGTGAACTGCGGTGTATGTAACCGGACTTCTCTGCCTTCTCTATGACTGCCAACTGCTCCGGGTCCAAATGGAAGTACTGCCGGCCATTTGAAAACGGGTCTGAGGTCAGGCACCTGTTAATATTGCTTACCGTCATTTCCATGGCTTACTTCAGGTTTGAGATCAGGTAATCAATGTCAGCGGAACTCAACTCAATGGAAAGTCCCCTCTTCATCCTAATGACCTCATTACGTCCAATCCACTTGATAGCCTCTTCTTCCAACCTCTCGAAGTTGTTTGCAAACTCGAGCGACGCGGCCAGGATCGTATGAACGTCATCTTCATGTGCCTCTTTAAGATTCGCGACCTCATCTCTGTGTGCTGCTTTCAGATGCTCATTGATCTGCCTCTGGTTCTCTCCGTCCATGCTAAACAGGGTACCATGCTCAATCGGAAAATCGTTCCTGATGTTCGAGACCATCTGTTCCAGGTCTTTCTTGAAATACTCTGCGAAATAGTTGTCTCCGGCTACCAGTTCCTCGAGCAACTTGATTTCTTTCTCTTTCGTTATCATAACTTGTTGGTTTAAGTGTTTGATTATCACATAATAAAGTTACAAAATATAGACTATTAAGCAATAGTTGCCACATTTATTTTCAGCGTTTTAACATTTTTTAACATATAAGAAAGGGGCCTTTAGCCCCTCTCCTTCAGCGTCTTATCGACTATCAGTCCCCGAACATGAAACCCGGCATCCCTGGCTCAAACTCATAATGCGTCACGATGAATAGCATCAGCCTTTCGAACGCTCCTTTGTAGTCCTCCTCTGTGCCATATCTCGGAAACCGGAGTACCGAAGTCTCTGCAAGCCGTCCGTGGTCGAAGATCACTTCAAATCCTGCGTCAGTCGGATTTACACCTTCAAAGCGGCTCAATGCCGCAGGATCTTTCGGCTTTGTTATATGGTTATTCCACCTCTCGACATCTGGCATGAACTCGCCTGAATACGAACTGAAATATGAATTCGGGTTTCTGGTGAACCCATGCTGAAGCAACAGCTTTCTCGTCTCCTCCTTACCTTCAGCCACAATCTCGTTATCCACTATTTCAACCTCATCGTAATAACACTCCCCATCACATTCGTCACACCTGGCATCGTCGAACACATTGACAATCTGCATTGCCTGAAACACCTCGTCCCATGTCACATAAGCGTCAAACAGCACTGCGCTTGAACCGCACTCTCTACATACAAACCTCTTTCCCTTACTCATGTCTCTTGCCCTCCAATTGCTTTCTGTACTCTGATTTCTGCACTCCGTCCATCATTCCAAGGACACGATTGATCTCCTCCTTCTGCTTCTCTGACATCTTTGACCCGTCCATGGTTCCGGCATCCTTCGGGAGCAACTCATTCCTGAAAATGAATGCACTCTGGAATGTTCGCAGATCCCTCTCGAACGCCCTTGTGAAATGCTCGATCTTTGCTCTGATCTCGATCTCCTCTGCCGCAGTACTGTAAATATGGCACTCGTTTTTATGGCTTCCCTTCATAATGTAGATATCTGCACCCTTCCCCAAAACATTTGCTATGATCTGGTGCACAAGCCACTTCTGCCCGTTCTTGTAGGCAAAGAATGCCTTGTTCTTCTTCTCGCTCTCAATGTCCTCTGCTGTAAATCCGTACTTCTCCATCAGGAATTTGAGCCTTCCTTCAGCAGCGGCTTTCTCGCCGGCCGTCCCCTGTTCCGCCAGGGCCTTGACCTTCTTGGCCAATTCAATGATCTTTTCTGACATATCTCAGGCTGTTATTGCGTAAAAGTCTTCAATCATACCGGCTGTAACGTCCAGATGGACAATCTGCCTTCCAACTTCTCCCGGCTTCAGTGACGCCTTGTAAAAAATCCGGTGCAGGAAAGTGTGCGGAGCATGAAGGTATCTCCTGATATCCTCACACATCGCATTGTAGATCTTCTCCGCCTGTGGTTCAAGGTTCTGCCTCGTCTCCGGGCTCATCTCCCTCTTGCAAAACAGGTACTTCGTCTGTGGAATATCCCCGTTCAGGTTCGAGTACTCGTAAATATCTTCCATGCCGTTGAAATGACCCTTCTCGTACTTGTACAGGTGCGGAGCGACCTCTTTCTCTGTCGGTCCATCATACCAGTCCACATATACTGAATCGCCTCCGGAATAGTTGTGGCACTTGACCGAGAACTTCACTCCCGGGAATAATTCTTTCAGGTCTCTCCTGACTGATGCTGCGCACTGTGCTGCTTGTGTCTTCATTGCTGTATCGGTTTTGGTTATGCGTTATAGAAAATCTCGACTTCACTCTCGATCAACTCGTCTGTGATCTCGTTCTCTGCGTGGTACCTCAAAAGGTTTCTGGCTATTGCATCGCACTCGCCAGGCGAAAACTGGAGCCATGGAAGACCGAGAATGTTATCTCCGTCTAACACATCCTGAATTCTCTCTCTCAGTTCGGGGGAAATTGTCGTCATTGTCATCGTTCAGTTAATTAGTTGATTATCACATATTAAAGGTATCAAATAGTTGCTTAATAAGCAACATTACAGACAAAAAAATACCTATTTTAACTTTTTTTAACATTT